AACGGGCGTTCACCGAGTGGGTGAAGACCGGGCAGGAGAACGCCGACGTTGTAGAGCTGCGGGCGCAGGGTGAGGGCACCGGGTCGGCCGGCGGCTACCTGGTCCCGACCACGCTGCTGCAGCGGCTCACCGACCGCATGAAGATGTTTGGCGGGCTGGAGCGAGTGGCCGAAGTCATGTCCACCAGCTCCGGTGAGAACGTGGCGTGGCCGTCGCTGGACGACACCACCAACGAGGGCGAGATCGTCAACGAGGGGGCGGCTCCCGCCTCCGGCGCGGATCTGGTGTTCGACAAGCGGGAGCTCGGGGCCTACCGGTTCTCCAGCGTGGGGACCGGCGGCAACCCGCTGCGGATCTCGGCGCAACTGCTGGCTGACTCCATTTTCGACGTGGAGGGTCTGGTGTTGGCGAAGCTGGGGCAGCGGATCGCCCGGCACGCCGCGCCGAAGTTCGTCACCGGCACCGGCGCCAACGAGCCGCAGGGCATCCTGAACGGCTGCACGGTGGCCAACGGCCGGGCGATCGAGATTGCCGTGGACACCGAAGGGCTCACCTACGACGACCTGATCACCTTCATCCACAGCGTGGACCCGGCATATCGGGAGATGGGTAACTGTCGCTGGGCATTCAACGACACCACCCTGAAGCTGATCAAGCAGATGAAGGTGGACCCTGGCACCGACGACTCTCCGCTCTGGCGGCCGGCGGACGCCACCATGGGGACTCCGATGGCTGACGGGGTGCTGCTGGGCTACCCGGTTAGCATCGACCAGGCTTTCCCGGACATCGACGTGGACGCCAACGATGTCCTGTGGGGCGTGTTCGGGGACATCAGGGAGGGTCTGGTCATCCGCAACTCTGGCGGGGTGGTCGTGATCCGCGACCCGTTCACCCGGGCTAAGGAGTGGGAAGTGGAGTTCACCGCCCACGCCCGCAAGGACAGCATCCAGAACGACAAGGACGCCTACGTGGCGTTGACTGGCGAGGAGTGAGCCATGCCTATCCGTCACACCGTTGAGAATGAGGTCACGGTCGTCCAGATCCTCCGGGCGACCCGCATCGCCGACGCGACCGACGCCACGTCGGACGACTTCGACGTGCGCACCTTCGACCCGGGTAGCCGGTTCCTGCTCATCCTGGAGGCGTTCGAGACCGACGCGGCCAACGCTGGCGTGACGTGGATCGTGCAGGAGTCGGAGACCGATGGCGGGTCGTACGACCCGTCTACCACGTCCGGGTCGCTGGCCGCGACCGGCGCCACTCCGGGCAACGTGCAGCGGGTGGTGTCGCTGCTGCCGAACCCTGCCAAGCCGTTCGTGCAGGCGGTGGCGGACGCGGCGGCCGGTACCGACGTGGACGTGACCGCGACCCTGGTCGTTCTTCCCCGCGGGCTGGTCTGAGGGGCGGCGGCCATGGCCTGGGCTCCCGACTACGCATCCCTGGTCGAGGCGCGCGCGTACGTTACGCGTAGCACCTCGACCGTGGATGACGTGGAGCTGGGCCTTGCCGTGACCGCCGCATCCCGGGCGGTCGACCGGGCGACAAACCGTCAGTTCGGCCTGGTGGCCGCGGAGGAACGCGCCTATCCGGTGCGGTGGGACCGCCGCGCCTGCCGGTATGTGGTGGACATTGACGACCTGATGACGACCACCGGGCTGGTGGTGGCCGGGGTGGCGTTCGACTCGACGGTGCACCGGTTGGTGCCGATCAACGCCGCGCAGCGCGGCAGGCCGTGGGAGCGACTGGTGCTAGCCACACTGCCGGAAGTGTCGAGCGATGGCGAGGCCACCGTTGAGGCCCCGTGGGGCTGGTCGCCGACCTGGCCGGACCCGATCAAGAATGCGACGCTGCTGCAGACGTCCAGGTTTGCCGCCCGGCGGGACTCCCCGTTCGGGATCGCCGGCAGCCCGGAGCAGGGTTCGGAGCTGCGGCTCCTGGCCCGGGTCGATCCCGACGTGGCTGTGATGCTGGCCCCGTTCGTCCGCTGGTGGGCCGCCGCATGACCGTGAACGGGGACGTAGAGGCCCGGCTGATCCGGATCGAGACGAAGTTGGACCTGACCATCACCTCCGGTGACAAGCTGAGCAGCGACCATGAGAGCCGGCTCCGCGCGGTGGAGCGCAAGTTTTGGATTGCGATCGGGATGGCGCTGGCGTCGCTGTCGGCCAACGCCGGCCAGTTCGTGACCTACCTGGGCGGTGGGGCATGAACCTGTCCGATGTGATGGCGCAGGTGGCGCTGCAGCTCGACACGATCGGGGAGCTGCGGGTCTACGACTCACCCCCGGGTGCGCTGCTTCCACCGGCGGTGGTCGTGTCCTACCCCGACCGGTACGACTACGACGCCACCTACGACCGGGGTTTGGACCGGCTCACCCTGCCGGTGGTGGTGGTGGTGGGCAAGCCGACCGAGCGGTCCACCCGGGAGCTGCTGGCCGCCTACGCCGACGGGTCGGGGCCGCGGAGCGTCAAGGCGGTGGTGGAGGCCGGGGCGTACACCGCGTTCGACAGCGCCCGGGTGGCCTCGGTCGAGTTCGACGTGGTCACCATCGGTGGCACCGACTACATGGCCGCGCTCTTTGATCTGGACATCGCAGGGAAGGGATCTTGACATGTCACTGACCACCCGGATCACCACGCGGGTTGAGGCCACGCACACCATCCCGCTGGATCTGACCACCCCGACTAGTCTGCTTGACCACCTGACCCGGATCGACCTGGCGGACGGCACCGGCGCGGACCAGGCTAACCGGATCTGGCACGATACCCGCACCGTCAACGCCTCCAGCTCCGATGACATCGACCTGACCGCGGTGTTGACCGACGCATTCGGCGCCACGCTCACATTCGCCCGAATCAAGGCGCTGCTGATCCGGGCGGCTGCCGGCAACGGGGACGTGCTGAACGTGGGCGGCGACGCGGCGGCGCTGGTCGGCTGGGTGGCCGACGCCAGCGACATCGTGAAGGTGCGGCCGGGTGGGCTGCTGCTGCTGGCCGCCCCCGACGCCACCGCGTACGCCTCGACCGCCACCACGGCGGACATCCTGCAGATCGCCAACCCGGACGACGAAGCTGCCACGTATGACATCGTTTTGATCGGCGCGAGCGCGTAGGAGGGCACCATGGCTCTGGTTCACAGTAAGGAGACGGTGATCACCATCGACGGTGATGACATCTCCCAGTACTGCAATGCGTCGGATCTGGCCAGGTCCGCAGACGCGCACGACGTGACCACCTACGGCAAGGACTCGCGGGTGTTCAAGGCGGGGTTGAAGACCGCTACGGGGTCCGCCTCCGGGTTCTACGACAGCACGGCCAGTACCGGGCCGCGGGCGGTGCTGGAGCCGCTTGTCGGTGGGCCGGCCGTCACGCTGGTACGCAGGCCGGAGGGTACCGGCTCCGGGCTGCCGCAGGATTCGGTGGATGTGCTGGTGCAGACGTACACCGAGAGCGCGCCGGTTGCGGACTTCGTCACCTGGTCGGCGTCGCTGCAGCTGTCCGACGACATCACCACCACGGCGCAGTAGGAGGCAGGCGTGGACAAGTCGCTGCTGTTCAAGCCTCGACTGCCCGAGGGCACCGTCCTGATACCCGGGGTGGGTGAGGTGCGGGTCCGTGGGCTGACCCGGGAAGAGGTGCTGACCTTCCGGGACCTGCCCACCGCGGAGCACGAGCGGAAGGTGTTGGCCGCCGCGTGCCTCGACCCGGAGCTGAGCGCCGCGGAGGTGCACCAGTGGCAGCGTGCCTGTCCGGCTGGGGAGATCCGGCCGGTGGTGCGGGCGGTGCTCGACCTGTCGGGTCTGGGTGAGGAGTCGGCACGCGACGCCTACCGCACGTTTCGCGACGGACCCGGAGATGGGTTGGGATCACTTCCTGGCGGAGAAGCTGGGGATGACGGTGGCGCGGCTGCGGGCGGAGATGCCGGCGGCTGAGCATCTTCACTGGCAGATCTGGTACGCGCAGAAGGCGCAGCAGCAGCAGATCGAGGCCGGAGAGGCGGCGGCTAAGGGGGTGAAGCGGTGACCGAGCCGATCCGGGTTCATGGTCTTCGGGAGCTGTCGCGTGATTTGAAGCGGCTGGACGCCGACCTGCCCAAGGCGCTGCGGGTCGCGCTGAACGGCGCGGCCGATCTGGTGGTCGGCCGGGTCCGGCCGCAGATCCCCAAGCGCACCGGGCGTGCGGCCGGGTCGTTGCGCGCCGGGTCGACCCGGACGGCGGCGCGGGTGCGTGCTGGCGGAGCGCGCGCGCGCTACTACCCGTGGTTGGACTTCGGTGGTGCACGCCGGGGGCGTGGCGGCGGCATCGCGCGCAGGCCGTTCCTGAAGGATGGTCGGTACATCTATGAGGGGTACTTCCGGCTGAAGGCCAGCGGCGAGTTCCAGACCGCGCTCGAATCGGCGCTGCTCGACGTGTGCAGGCAGGCCGGGGTCGAGGTCGACTGATGGCCGGCAAGAACGAGGTCACGCTCACATTCGCCGGCGACCATGACCAGCTCACCCGGTCGATGTCTGAGGTCGGGTCGGCCGCCGACCGGATGCAACAGAACGTCGGCCAGGCGTCCGACCGGATGCAGGGCGAGGCCAAGGAGCTGGGGCAGTCATTCGACCGGGCCGCTGATGCCACTGACACACTGGACACCCGGTCGATGGGGTTCCGCGACACCGTCACGGGTGTGCAAGATGCGGTCTCCGGGTTCTCCGATGTGCTCAAGGGTGACCTGTCCGCCGATGCGCTGGTCACCGCCGGAGCCGGGGTGGGTGACCTGTCGTCCGGCATGACCAACTTCCTCATCCCCAGCATCAAGAATGCTGTGACCGGTATGGGGAACGCACGCACCGCGGCGGTGGCGTGGACCGTGGCCAACCGTGGGCTCATCGCCTCCACCGGTGGGGTGGCGGCGATCCTCGCCGGGGTGTTCATTGCCGTTCAGCAAGGTGTCAAGGACTTTCAGGCCATCGACGTCGAGACGGACAAGCTCGCCGAGGACCTGGTTCGGCTGGCCAAGTCCGGCCGGGAAACCGGCGAGGTGGCGCAACTGCTCAGCCGCGACTTCGGCGACATGAGCAAGGCGCTGGAGCTGGTGGCCGCCGACGCGCAGTCGAACTGGCTGGACCGGAACTTTATCTGGGCGCCTGCGAAGCGGCGTGAGGTCAACCAAGCAGTCGAGGACATCGGCGCGCTTGACCAGTCGCTAGTGGACATCGCCGAAGGTGGCGGCGACAGCACGGCCGCGTTCCTCGCGTTCGCCGACTCGGCCGGCCTGTCGGCTACCGAAGTGGCGGATCTGCGCAGCCGGCTACCCGGGTACGCCGACGCGGCGAAGCGGGCGGCCGAGCGGACCCGGGAGCTGGCGGGGCAACAGGGTGACGCGGCGACCGAGACGCTGCGCCACGCCGACTCGATCAAGGCGGTAACCGATGCGCTGAAGGCGCAGACCGATCCGCTGTTCGCGTTCACCACCGCGGTCCAGTCCGCCGACGACGCCCGTACCGGGCTGAACGAGGCGGAGGAGGAGTTCGGCCGGAACAGCCCGGAGTACGAACAGGCCGCGCTCGACCTGGCGCAGGCCGAGCTGGACCTGTTGGGCGCTACCAGCGACGTGGCCGGCGAGATCGACCAGGACCTCCTTCCGACGCTGGAGCGGATGCGCGACGACGGTCACCTGTCGGCCGAGGCGTTCGACGCCATCGTGGCCTCGGCGGGGCTGGCCAAGGACGCGGCCGAGGACCTGGACGGCACCAGGGCGCGGGTGTTCGTCGACACGGTGCACCGGACCATGTTCGAGCGGGCGCCGGTCGGTGGCAGCCGGCAGGCGTTCCACACCGGCGGCACCGTCCCTGGAGCTCCGGGAACGGAGATGCTGGCGCTGGTCCAGGCCGGGGAGCGGATCGCCCCGGTCCGCGCCGGCGGTGACGGGGCGGCGCTGGTGGTCACGGTCCAGCCCGGCCACGGCCCCGGCCCGGACGCGGCGGTGGCGGAGCTGGTGCTGCACCTGATCCGCACCGGCGCCCTACAACTGCACACCTCCACCACCGGTCAGGTGGTGGCCGCGTGAAACAGGACGTGGCGGTGGAGGTGGAGCACCTGGACGGGACCGGGGTGTTCGACTACGCGCCCAGCGTCCTGGGCCGGTCGGACATCACCATCACCCGCGGCCGTCAGAACGAGTCGGGGCAGCCGGCGCCGGCGCGTGCCCGCTGGTCGTTCGCAGGGCACCGGTTCAACCCGGAGAACCCTGCGAGCGACCTGTTCGGGAAGATCGGCCGGAACACGCCAGTGCGGATCACGCTCGGCGGCAATGACGACCGGTTCACCGGCGACATCATCTCCTGGACACCTTGGCAGTCGTTGGGCGGCCCGAACGTGCCACCGGATGAGTGGGTGGAGGTGGAGGCGGCCGGGATCACCCACCGGCTCAGCCAGGGACAGGACCCGCTGCAGTCGACGCTGCGGCGGGTCATCCCCGGCTCGTCCAACGTGGTGGCGTACTGGCCGCTGGACGCCGGCAAGCTGTCCACGGTGGGGCTGCCCGAGGTTGGCACCACCCAGTTCGGCCCGCTGCTGGGCACCACCCGGTTCGGCGCCGGCGACCTGGTGCCGTGGCTGGAGCCCGGAATAGCGTTCGAGGAGAACTGCACCATGCGCGGGGATGTGCGGATGGGCACCGCCCCGCCGATCGTCACCGTCCGGGTGGTGCTGCGCCGTGACAGCACCGGCGGCCCGACCGTGCTGCACACGGTGGGGAACACCGACGACGGCGGGAACGATCTGATCCTGACGTTCACCCCACCGGACACGGTAGAGCTGCAGCTCAACCACGACGGGTCGTTCGTCGACTCGGCCAGTGTCACGAACGCGGTCCTGTTCGACGGGAAGGTGCACCACGTGCAGTTGGGCGCCGGCCCGTCCGACCCGTCCGCGGCGGTGCTCATAGACGGGGTGTTCGTGGTCTCCGTCGACGGGTCCGGCAGCCCGTTGACCGGCATAAGCCAGGTCCGGCTGTCGTACAACCCGGGCACCGGCGGGCACCCGATGGCCGCCGGGCACCTGGCGGTGTGGGGCGACGACAGCCTCACCGCCGCGCAGTTGGTGGCCTACCGGGGCTACGGCGGGGAACACGCCGGCGACCGGATCGAGCGGCTGTGCGATGAGGAGAGCGTGCCGCTCGGGTCGATCGGCGACCGGGAAGACACCGTGCCGATGGGGCCGCAGTACCCTGACGGGCTGCTGGCGCTGCTGCGGGAGTGCGCGGACACCGACCACGGGTGGCTGCTCGACCGGAAAGACAACCCGGGGGTGCTGCTGCGCACCCACCGGTCCGCCTACAACGTGGACCCGACCCTCACACTCGACTACGACGACGGGGAGATCGCGCATCCGCTGCTGCCGGTGATCGACGACCATGCCGTCCGCAACGACATCACCGCGTCCAACCGCGACGGGGACACCGCCAACGCGGTGGACACCGCCGGGCCGCTGGGGGTCACCGCCATCGGCCGGTACCGCGACCAGCCGCGGGGCCTGTCCCCGCTGGGGCAGGGTGGGGCCGCCGCGGTGGCCGGATGGCGGCTACACCTCGGCACCCACGGCGGAACCCGCTTCCCCCGGGTCACCGTCGACCTGGACGCCAACCCGGACCTGGCCGCGACCGTGCGGCTGGTCGAGGTCGGCTCCCGGCTAGACCTCGAGAATTTGCCCGCGACGCTCACCCCCGACCTGGCCCGGCTGCTGGTCCAAGGCTGGTCCGAGCGGATCGGCACCCACCGGCGGGTGATCACCTTCAACTGCACCCCGTACGCGGTGCTGGACATCGCAGAGGTGGAGCACGCGACGCTTCAGTTCGTCGGCTCCGCCTCGGCGACCCTGAACCTGGACCGGACCGACACGGTCACCACCATGCAGATCATCGCCAACGGGTATCCGTGGATCTACGAGGACGACTTTGACATCCTGGTCGGCGGGGAGCGGATGACGGTCACCGCGGTGGCCGCCGGCACCGGCACGTTCCCGAACCGCGTTCAGAACCTCACCGTCACCCGGTCGGTCAACGGGATCGTCAAGTCGCACCTGGCCGGCACCCCGGTTGGGTTCTTCCACCGGGCGTACATCGGGCTGTAGGAGGCCACCGTGAGCAGTGCAGGTCAGCAGTTGGTCGCCGGGCGGATCCCGGGTGAGGAGATCGCGCGGACCGAGGCGACGGCCGACAGTTCCAACTTCACCACCACCGAGACGACGGTCATCTCGGTGGTGGCGCCGGTGGTGGCCGGCCGCACCTACAAGATCGTGTTTTCGGGGCACGGGAGCTCAAGCGTCGGAACCGACGTGGTGATATTCAGGTTGAGGGACACCAACTCCGTCGGTGTCGAGCGGCAGTCAGACATCGTCGAGGTGAACGGGTCGACCACCCTGGGCCAATCGAGCTACATGGAGCGGTCGCTAGCGGTGACGACCACCGAGAACCGGACCTGGGTGGTGGCCGGGGTGCGGGGGGTCGGCGGTTCGGGCAACTGCCGGCTGGAGGCGGCGACCAGCCGCCCCGCGTACCTCCGGGTCGTCTACGAGAGCGGCTGAGCGGTGGACCTGGGGGGCGGTGGGCGCGCACAATGGCGGCATGCTAAACCACGTACCCGCCACCTACCGCCCCACCGAATCGGGAACTGTACCATCCCCCTCGCCCGATGGTACAGTTCCGGCCGCGTCGCACCCGGCGGCGATCGTCGCCGCGCTCGTCATCATCGTCGCCGCGCTGGTGCTGGCCGTGCTGCTCGGCGTCCAGTCCTACCAGCCGGAGGAGGTCGACTCAGACCAGCTCCGCCGGGACCTGGTAGAGCTGTCCGACTGAGCTGAGATTGCGCACACGCGTGCGCAATCTCAGGACTCTCGGCAGGATGCATCATGCCGAAAGTCCGCCAGCGGCTGGCGGACTTCAGGCCAGGATAGCGGGCCTGTAGCCGGTCAGGTCAGGCCCCGCCGCCACCAGCGCATATACCACCCCCGTAGGCCGGTACAGCGTCCGATATTGCGGGACTATCTCGACTGACCGGCCACCCCAGAAACAGCCGGTGACCAGCAGAAACATGGTTCAGCCGAACAGCCGATACCCGAGCAGGCCGGTACCAGCCAAGATATCGACCCATGAGCCTCGACGTCGCGGACCTGCTCGAATCCTGGACAATCCACCTACGCGCCCGGCGCCGGTCACCCCGAACCATCCGGGCCTACACCACCGGGGTCCGGCTGTACGCCCGCTGGTGCGCGGCGGCCGGCCGGCCGGTCACCCTGGACCGGGGCGCCGTCACCACCTGGACCGCCTATCTGCTCGACGCCGGCGCCGAAGGGGCAACCGCACGCTCCCGGCAACTGGCGGTGCGCCGGTTCTCCGCCTGGCTGGCCGACCAAGGGGAGATCGAGCGTGACGACCTGCTCGGCGTGGTCCCGCCGAAGCTGGACGTCAAGGTTGTCGAGTCCCTGACCAACGAGGAGTTGGCCGCGCTGATCGCCGCCTGCGCCGGCAAGACCTTCCGCGACCGGCGCGACACTGCGATCGTGCGGCTCATGGCCGAGACCGGGCTCCGCTCCGAGGAGCTGCTGTCGATGACCGTGGCGGACACCAGCGTGCCCAGCGGGATCGCCACGGTCCGGCGAGGCAAGGGCGGGAAGGGCCGGACCGTGCCGTTCGGACCGCGCACCTCGGCGAGCCTGGACACCTACCTGCGGGTCCGGCGGCCCCACCGGCTCGCTGGCGGCCCGGAGCTGTGGTTGGGGGACCGGGGCAAGGGCTTCGGCTACTACGGGCTCAGAGACACGATCAGGTACCGCGGCCGGCTCGCCGGGATCGAGGGGATGCGGCCCCACCTGCTCCGCCACACCGCGGCCGCCCGCTGGCTGGACGCTGGTGGGTCCGAGGGAGGATTGATGGCCGTCGCCGGTTGGTCCAGGAGAGACATGATCGATCGATACGTCCGGGCGACTTCGGAACGCCGAGCGGCTGAGGAGTCACGTCGGCTGGATCTAGGGGAAATCTGACCGAACGGCCGACCCCCAGACGGCGTCACCCAACATCGGCCTGCTAGAGTTCTCCCCAAGATAGCGCGCGGGAACCGGGGGAAGTCTCCTCTCCACCACGGTAGAGAGGATTCAGGCCACCGACCTATCCCACCACCGAACGCGGGACTGCCCATGAACCAGCCCGAGTGGTCGAGTGAGAGGGACGGGTATCAATGTTGACACCGGGTGAGCGGACCCTGCGCGCCAGCCAGGCCGCCTACATGAAACATGCGACACACGATCCTGCGTTCGCCGCCGAACGCGGCCAAGCCGGCCTACTCGAACGCTTCCGGCGCGAGGTTGTCGAGCACACCCCCGGGCTGCCGGAGGCCGAGATCGAGCGGCGGGTGGAGTGCCGGCGGAAGGCGCACATGGTCGGGCTGTCCCTGCTGGCCAGCCGCGCCCGGGCGCGTAACCGTGAGGACCGGCAGCAGCAGGCCGAGACGTGAGCGCCGCCCCGGGTCAGCGGGGCGGCGGCGGTGAGCCTGGCGTGGGCTCGCCCCGTAGCGTACCCGGACCCACCGTCAGCTACGATCTCGGCCGGCTCGCCAGCCTCGATCAGCGGCAACTGGTGGCACTCTCACAACGGCTCGACGCCGCCGTACGCGACCCGTACCTGGACCCACACGAGCGGTCCGACCTGCTCATGCCCGCTGCTGCAGCCCGGATCGCGCTCTGCCGGCGCCGGGCCGCCGGTAAGGCCGCCGAAGCCAGGCAGATGCTCGCCGAGTTGGGCGTCTCGCCATGACCACGCCGATCCTGCAGCACATGCAGGAGTACACCTGTGACCATGGCGAACCGTGGGGAGACTGCCCCAAGGACTGCCAGCTCCCACCAGACCCGCTGGCCGCGGTCCGCGACGGGGCGTGGCTGGACGAGCAGCACTTCCCGGACCTCGCCTACGCCGTCCCGGAGCTGATCCCCGAAGGGCTGACGCTGCTGGTCGGACCCCCGAAGATCGGCAAGAGCTGGCTGATCCTCGGGATGCTGCTCGCGGTGGCCGCCGGCGGGGTGGCGCTCGGCACGATCCGGCTGCACCGGCCCCGGCGGGTGCTGTACCTCGCGCTGGAGGACGGGGACCGGCGGATGCAGGATCGCTGCAGGCAACTCCTGCACGGCGACCCGATACCCGGGCTGTACACCTACCTCACCCGGGCCGACCCGATGACCATCCTCCCCACCATCGAGGCGTACCTGCAGCGCTACCAGGAGACCGCGCTGGTCGTCGTCGACACGCTCGGCAAGGTGATGCCGCAGGCGCTACCGCAGGAGACGATGTACCAGCGGGACTACCGGATCGGCGGCCGGCTGAAGGCGGTGGCCGACTCCCGGCCCGGGCTGGCGCTGGTGGTCGTCCACCACGACCGGAAAGCCGGAGCCGAGGACTTCGTAGAGCGGGTCTCCGGTAGCCACGGCTTGGCCGGATCGGCTGACACCGTGGTGGTGCTCTCCCGGGATCGGCAGTCGGCCGAGGGCGGCATTCAGGTGACCGGCCGGGACATCGCGGAGGGGGAGTACGCGCTCACCATGGCCAGCTTCGGCGCGTGGGCGCTGGACGGTCACAACCTGGCCGACGCCGCCCAGCGGCTCAAGGAGCGCCGCGCCACGGACGGGCTAGGAGACCGGGCGGCTGAGGTGGTGCAGCTCGTCAACGACCACCCGGACGGGATCACCCCGGCCCGGGTGGCGGCCGAGTTGGGCATGGACGCGAAGACCGCTCAGGTCTACCTGGGTCGGGCGCTGGCCGCTGGCCGGATCGCCAAGCCTCGGAGGGGCCTATACAACCCTGTTGGGTCTGTTGGTTTGTTGGTTTCACCCCCACCGGAACCAACACAACCAACACACCCAACACCCCCCATGGAGGGTGATCCCGTAGTCGGGCGTGTCGCACGCTGCGGATGCGGTAACGCTCTGTACCACCCCGGCTCCATCGAGGCGGGTGTGTGTGAGCGCTGCCGGCTAGCCACCCACGAAGCTTCCGCTGGAGACTCCAGCGGCGAGAAGGAGGAGTAGAACGATCATGGGTAGTGGATATGGTCCCGTCGGGACCGTCAGGACCGACGAAGGGCTAGAGGTCTTCGTCGGCAACAGGTGGGGCACTGCGGACAGTGTGGTTGAGCTGACCATCGGCGGGGGCGCGCGCTTCGAGCTGGATGACGGCGAGGCTGCCGAACTGGCCGCGCTGCTGCTGTCGGCGGCCGGCCGTGAGTGGCTGGCCCAAGCGGTACGAGAGGACTGGCCGGTCGGGACGTGCGCGAACTGCCACCAGCAGATCACCATCGTCCCGGTTCAGCGGGCCAAGGCCGAGGCCGCCGGGTGGACGGGTCTGGTTGCGTGGCCCGAGGGGCTGGGGGGTGACTCGCTGGTCGGCATCTGGGTTCACGTCCGCGGCGACCTCGAACACTGTGACCTGCCCACCAGGCTGCATACCTCGCCAGCGGCTTTGGCCGCCGGCCCGTTCTAACCAACCGCCGGCCGGGGCGTCCCGAACTCGCCCCGGCCGGCACCCAGCATAGGAGGAGATCATGGGCCGGTGGAAGACGATCCACCACAACGGGCAGCGCCTGCACAGCATCGGCGTACTGTCCGACGGCAGCCTGTACAACCCCAATGGCTACCCGGAGGAGATCGTCCGGGCGGCCGTAGCCGGAGCTGAGCAACGACGCCATGACCGCCTCTCGGCCGCGGCGACCAAGGCGGCCGCGACCAGAAGGCGGCGCCGGGAGAAGCGCGTATACGACACCGCGCGGCGGATCATCGAGCACGGCAGCCAAGGGCCGGCTGACCACTGCTGCATCTGTGGGCGCGGTCTCGCCGACTCCGCCTCCATCGAGCGGGGCATAGGTAGCGAGTGCTGGCAAGACGTGCTGGCCCACCTGGAGCTGGTGAGGTCATGAGCAGGTCGTGGTCCAAGGGCTCCACCCCAGCGTGGCGGCGGGTCCGCGCCCGGGTGCTCCTGGCCAACCAACAACAACATGGCGGCCGCTGCCAGCTCCGGCTACGCGGCTGCCAGGGGCAGGCCACCCAGGTCCACCACACCCGCGGCCGGGCGCTCACCGGCGACGACCCCAGGTTCCTGGTCGGGGCGTGCGCGTGGTGCAACCGGAAGACCGGCGACCCGGCCAAGTCCGATCCCCAGCCGAAGCGCGTCTCCCGCTGGTGAGTTTCACGTGGAACGCGCGTCCGGAAAGTTCAGTGACCCTCGCCGATATCACCCGCTGTCAGTGGTTATTTTCTCTCCGTGGTCGGCTGCTCGGATAGCTTAGCGCCAACTGGCGCTAAGCTATTGACCTGGAGTTTTGGTCGCGGCCGGCACCCTACCGGCTCACCATCCCTGGACGGGCTCCAGCGGCGGCGGTAGCGTCCGGGCGAGGTGGACCGCGCCGGCCAAGCTGTAGGCCGCGTCGACCGGGCCGGCACCGCGGCGGACGAACACCCACCGGTCGCCCCGCCAGCCTTTGGCGGCTGAGCCGACCTGGTCGGTCATGAGGTCGTCGTCCGGGTGCCGGAGCTCCCCGGACTCGACCAGCTCAGACAGGCCCATGCACGCGGCTGCCACGTCGGTGGTTATCTCGGCGACGGTGGTGCCGCGTGGTGCCCAGGAGCGGCGGCCCTTCGGCGCGTCGATGGCGGCGGCGACCGAGGCGGCGGGTCCGCCGGGGAACCAGCCGACGACCCGGGGGCGGATCTGGGCGACCAGGGCGGGGAGTTCCCGGCGGAGTGCGGTGGTGCAGCCGGGGCCGGACCAGGCGGCCGCGTTGTCGACGTGGACGACTCCGTCGAGCAGGGCGGCGGTGGTGGCGGTGGCGTGGGTCATGTCCAGGGATACGTCGATGCAGAGTGCGACCCGCTGCCGGTGCTGGGCGAGGTCGACCGGGTCGCCGGCGCCGCACCGTTCCCATGCGCCGGGGTCGACGGCGGGGTCCATCCGGTGGACTCTCTGGCACATGGTCTCGGTGCGGAAGGCGCCCAACTCGTCCCCGCCGGCGGCTTTGGCGCGTTGGGCCTCGCCGAGCAGGTCGTCGGGGTGGACGCGGTGACCGAGGCTGGGGTTGGCGGCGGCGAGCGCGTCCAGGTCGGTCGGGTCGGCCCCGTCCGGGGCTGACCACTCCTGCAGGCCGAGTCGGGGGTCTCCCTGCCCGGTTTCGATGTAGGCCAGCGCCGGGGTCCGCAGGGCGTCGAGCACGACCGCTTGGTCGTCGCCCTGGTTGCTGATCGCGATGAGCTGGGCGCCGGGTACCGCGTTCTGCGCGTTCTTGACGGCGGCGTAGCAGGAGAAGTCAACGTGTTCGCGGATCTCGTCCAGGATCGCCCGGTGGACGGTGAGGGAGCGGCCGGCACGGCGGTTGGTGGCGGCGAACCGGTAGCACGCGCCGGCGGTGGTGGTGATGGATTCCTCGCCGATGGCCCGGCGGATGGCGCGGGGACCGAGGTCGGCGGCCAGCAGCGGGTTGCTCTGCGCCTGGTCGCACAGCTCCAGCCACACCCGTTTGGCGTAGTTCCGGTCGGTGCTGGTGGCCAAGATCATCGGCGCCTGTTCCACGAATAGCCAATACAAGGTGAGGACCTTGGCGATCGTGGTCTTGCCAGCCTGGCGGCTGACCAGCACGAGCACCACCCTGAACCGGGGCCGACCATCGGGCAGCAGCTCCCCCAGGTGGACGACGCTCCATTCCTGCCAGCCGTCCAACGGCTGGCCGAGCACGTCCCGGGCGAAGGTGACCACATCGAACCCGTAGCTGGTGGCCGGGGTGAGTTCCCGCAGTGGTGGTGTCCAGAGCCGGGGAACCGTGTGGCCGATGGTCCGAGCGGCTTTAGTTTCTAAAGGCACGCCCGGGGTGATTCGCGCCCGGCTGCGCTGCCGCAGTTCCCCGATGGCGCTGGGGAGCTGGTGGACGGTCACCCGACACCTCCGGTTGAACGCTCAACTGTTGAGGGTTCAAGTATGCTGGGCGCGTGGCGTGGTGGTCGAGGAAGCGGGTCGAGACGCGCTCGGTCTCCGTGTCCGACTACCCGGCATTCGCGGGGCTGTTCTCAATCGGCATGAACGACGCCGGGGTGCCGGTGACCGAGCGGTCGTCTCTGGGCGCGAGCGCGGTGTGGCGGGCGGTGTCGCTGGTCGCCGGCACGATCGGCGGGCTTCCGATGCCGACGTTCCGGCAGCTCGACGACGGCACCCGGCAGACGGTGACCAGCTTCCTGGACGACCGGCCGGCCGGCCCCGCCTACGACCTGACCCCGTTCGAGTGGAAGGAGACGATCGGCGCCCACCTGCTCTTGTGGGGGAACGCCTACCTGGTCCACCTGGTCAACGAGGGCGGGGGCCTGGTCGGGGCGGTGCCGTTCCACCCGGGCGGGGTGCTGGTCGACTGGGAGCGGATCGAGGGCCGGGCGACCGGGCGCAAGACGTTCCAGGTCTCAGACGTCGACGGTGGCACCCACGTGCTGACTGCGGACCAGGTGACGCACATTCCGGGGCTGTGTTTTGACGGGTTGCGCGGCTACTCGGTGCTGGACGTGGCGCGCAACTCGCTGGGCAAGTCGATCGCGGCGGACCGGGCGGCGGCCCGGTCCTACGGCAACGGGGCGCTCATGGGTGGGCTGGTGACCCCCGATGACGACGCCACCCAGTTCGACGGCCAGGCGGTGAAGGATGAGCTGAACCGGGTGACCGCCGGTTGGGAGCATGCTGGCCAATTGGCGGTGCTGAATCGCAAGCTGAAGGTGCAGCCGTGGACCATGTCCATGGTGGACGCGCAGTTTATCGAGTCGCGCCAATTTGAGGTGACCGAAATCGGCAGATGGTTTGGCGTCGCGCCGCATTTGCTCATGGACCCGGGTGCGGTGTCGACCTGGGGAACCGGTGTGGAGATCATGAACCGGGGCCTGGCCCGGTACACGCTGCGCAACTGGACCGGGCGCATGGAACCCCGGATCTCGCGGATGCTGTCCCGGCCCCGGTACGTCGAGTTCGACTACTCCGGGCTGGTGAAGCCGGCGGCGGAGGTGGACATCCCGCTGCAGATCAGCCTGGTTGACGCGGGGCTGATCACCGCGAACGAGGCCCGGCGGCGGCTGGGCCTGGACCAGGTTGACGGCGGTGACGTGCTGCGGCCCCGCCAGAGCGCCGTAGCGGCCCCGGAGCCGGTGGGGGTGCCCCGATGACCGTGCAGACCCGCTACGCCGTCCAGCTTCGTGCACGGCTCGACGGTGACACCCTGGTCGGCCACGCGGCCGTGTTCGGTCAGGTGGCCAAGGTGCCCGGCGGGTGGGAGGAGTTCGACCCGGCCGCGTTCGATGAGGTGCTGGACTCCTCCGGGTCCGACTCGGTGTCCCTGTGGAACCACGACATGTCGATGCTGCTGGGCCGCCGGTCGGCCGGCACGCTACGGGTGAAGGTCGACGGTGATGGGCTTCCTTTCGAGGTGGATCTACCGGATACGAGCTACGCGGCCGACCTTCGTGTCCTGGTCGCCCGTGGCGATGTGACCGGCGCCAGCATCGGGTTTCTGCCGGCGGCCGGGGGGACGGAGACGCGGCGCGCACCTGACGGTGGGGTGCTGACCCGGGTCACCAGGGTCGGGCTGCTGCGGGACCTGGGGCCGGTGACCCTGCCCGCCTACACGGGTACCGACGTGGCGCTGCGGCACTACGACTTCGGCCGGCCGAACCGCCGGTCGCAACTGATCCGGGCACGCGCCCGGGTGGCACTAGGGAGAGGCTGACATGGCCAAGACAGTGGAGGAGATCCTGGATGCCCTCCGTGCCATCGTCGAGGGCGCGGTGGACGCGGACGGCAAGGAGCGTGAACTCACCGACGAAGAGGCGGAGCGGTACGAGGCGCTGGAGGTGGAGAAGGCCACCGCGCAGCGCAACACCGACATCCGCAAGCGGAACGCCGCGTACGGCACGCTGGTCACCACCGTGGCACCGTCGGCCGGGCCGAAGCAGGATGACACGCTTGAACGGGCGTTCACCGAGTGGGTGAAGACCGGGCAGGAGAACGCCGACGTTGTAGAGCTGCGGGCGCAGGGTGAGGGCACCGGGTCGGCCGGCGGCTACCTGGTCCCGACCACGCTGCTGCAGCGGCT